CCTCGCCCTCAGTTATGCCGAGGGTGGAGCATGAGGATGACATGTCATCCCCTGCAGGGGTCAAACCCCCGATCTCCCAAATCTAAAAGGGAGATCTCCATCCAAGCTTGATGTCGACGCGCTTGGGACGTCCAGTACGCTCCAAGTGCTCAGCATCGTTGCTTTCGGCAACGACCATGGAATTCACAGCGCTTGTGTGTTCGAGGTGTTTATTCTCGAGCGCAGGAGTGACCATGTTGAGACACTTGAGGAGGGCACCTACCCCATCGAGAGAATCTCGAGGGGGTTTGGCTTCCACAAAGTAGCCCTTGGTTAAGGGGCTGTGGAAATTAGGGTGTAAGCGCTGGAACTGATATCCCAGCACAGACTCCCTGCCCAACAACGGCGACGTTGGGGCGACGTTCGGGAAGAATCCAAGGATCCTTCTCAAATAATCGTCCATCCAACGTGCAGTCGACCACAGACCATGCCAGTAGGCATGGTTTCTGAAGGCGACGGCTTTAATAACGCCGTCTGCGTCCTGCCGCCGTGTAGGGAGTACGGACCGTACCTTGACGATTGAAACGTCATGGCCGTTGAAGTACTCCTTACCGCATGACTCTCTGAACCTTCCGGTCCAGAAAGATTTGCTAACGTTAACTTTGTACCCAAAAGTACTCAGTTCGTTAACGACGGACAGCACATCATCTCGGGGGACAATGATATCATCCCCGAAGACACGCACCTTTCCGCGGAGACCTTGAAGGTCCCTGCGGTTGAGTGTTGTGCTGAGCTCTCTCTCAATCCCAAGAAGGCATAGTGTCAGAAACACCATGGCTTCGAACGGAAAGCAGAGAGCTGAACCCATAGATGCGAACTTGGCAAGGCGAATAACGCCATGACCAGGCACATCAGCCTTCCGCGACCTGCTGGATTGGACGGCCTCAAGCAAATGAGGGTAGTCTTCCAACATGGCACGTACATGCTGATTCGAGACACGATCGGAAGCTTCACTCAAATCGAGTGTGGCTAGATCCCCGCTGAGGGATCCAGCACGAGCCATGTCCTGATTAGGGACCTGGTCGTCTAGTCCGATAGCGTGACGGAGGAAACCATCCTCATCAATCGCGCTACGAATTGCCGCGAGGAGTGACTGCTGTGCAAACTGCATAGCAGTCGGCTCAATCGCGATGATTCGAGGTGTCTTGAGCGTCTTAGGCACTGTAATAACCCTAACGGGTGTTTCAGCGCCGGGTTCGGTGAAGACAAGCTCCTTACCTAAGTCGTCACGGAAGTGACAATTTGGGATAAGAAACTCTTGAGCGGGAAAAACCCGCTCAAGACGAGTAGGCCAAGATCGCAGACGCCACTTACCATTGCTGGTAAGCTTGTCTGCGACAGCGCCTGGCCCATGCTTTCCTTTGAGCCTTCCCCAATAGACATCTCTGTCTACTTTGGAGAAGAGCTCAGAGAAGAGCAAGTCAGAAATGCGCTTGAAATCAGTGAGATACTGAGTATCAAGCAAAGAGTCTGACTCCTTGACTTCACGCTCACACTGAATGTATTCCGACATCGCTCGCCTCTCGCGTGCAGGGCTAAC